TACTTTAAGAACTGGGTAAATACCGACTTTGGGTACATTGATGAGAAGTATAGATTAGTACTAACTGGAAATATAAGATTGAAAGACCTTAATTTTTTGTTAAAAAGCGCGGATTATGACCATGATAAAATGGTAGAGGCCTTTAGTGCATGTCTTGGTGAAACAACGTTTGCAACCACTTTCAAAAAGTTATATGAAGTTGCTAAAAACATAAGAACGCGCTCATCAAACAAAACAATTCTCCACACAAGGTCATGTAACGAAATGGATAAAGTTGTAAAAGACCTATTAAAAGTTGTTTCTGTATGCACATTGTCAAAATTCAATATGTCAAATGAAAGGTATATGAATATTGGAAGCCCAGGCTATTTATCTAACTCAGATTTGATTGGTTATTTCGATGGTGTAATCGATATACTTAAACAAAATGTAAGGTCATACGCAGAAGATGGTGAAGAGAGTACAGAAGTTAGCATAAATAGCGACCCAGATGATATAAAAATTGGTGTTTATGCATATCTTAAATTATTGTATGACAAATGGCTTGCATCAGGAAATCAAATTAACGAATTTGATATTAATACGTTGTTTGGTCAAAATGGTGATAGGGGGCCAGTATTCCATTTCATAGATTCGGTTTATGAGAATGTAGGACAAAACACATTCCTTAACCTTGAAAGTCTTGTTAAAAGGATAGAGGCGACAAAAACACAAAGTGGCTATAACCTCTTGAACCTATTGTCAGGTGTATATGCTGATAACAGATTCTTGCTTCTATGTATACAAAACTTTATGGATTTCTCTAAGGAAGACTGTATAGACAGGATGTTTGAACCAATTCCATACATCGAACATAAAGAACCAAACAACCAACCTAACTTTATTGTATTAATGCCGTATGAACCATCAAGTCACCTTGATATTGAAGGTGCAGACTATCAGGATGATACGTTCTATTTGAATGACCCGAACACTGCAAATTTGCCTGAATTGATAAGAAATAAAAGTGAAAATGGAATGCCGATACCAGCATTTGGTGTATGTTATGGACAACAGTATCAAAATTATTTTAAGAATGTTCAGGTTGACATGAATGCACCAATGGTAACAGAACAGTCAATTAAGGCAAAGTTCTTAATCGCAGGTGCAAATAGTGAAACTGGTAATAATGGTTCACAAGTAACAACAATTGGACAGGATTTATATACAATCTATGCAAACAACTCATATACATGTACAGTTACAATGATGGGTTGTGCGTGGGTTCAACCAATGATGTACTTTGTATTGCAGAATATACCAATGTTTAGGGGAAGTTATATGATTGTTAAAGTTAATCACCAAATACATCCAGGAAACATGACAACTACATTTACAGGAATAAGAATGGCAAAGAGCGCATCAAGAGCAGTAAAAGACCCGTTCTATGGAGGAACGGTAGACGCATCTTCATATGCATCCGGTGTTGGCGGTGCCGGTGGTGAATATGGTTCTGCAAATCAGGAAAGTTCAAATGCAGACATTAGCAACGACTGCCCTTACGCTTACAATGACCCAGTTCAGAGAGAGGTTAAGATACCAACAAATGGTGACAAACAGGCCTATTGTTATGCTGCTTATCAAATATTAACAAAAAGTGGCAATTGGTTTACATATAATGGTGTTAATGTTAGATATCCAGGTTTAACACACAATCAAGCAATGGGTGTTTTAATTAACATGCAGGAAGAAAGTCATTTTGTCCCAACGATGGCATATCTTGACACCAACAGTATAGCAAGTGTTGGTATATGTGCGTTTTATACAAAAAGAGACTACAAAGGATGGGAATTATACGAGTTTGCGTATGGTAGAGAAGAAGGGGAAAGAAGAGTTATAGACGTAAACAATAAATTAAAAAGTGGAAATAAAGTTGGGTGTGACGTACCATTTGAGACACAAATGAAATATGTGTGTTATCGCATCGAAACCGAACAAAGATATAGGGAAATTTACAATTGCACAACACTTGAATCATCAACAAATACATGGACGAAAACATTTTGTAACCCACACACAACAAACCTTAATAGATGGAAACAAGAAACAGAAGGTCACGTAACCAGATTGCAGTGGGTTGAATCTGCCCTCGAAGCAAAGAGAAAGATACAAATGCAAGAAGAAGAAAACAAACCATCAAGTGCATCAACTGATGATATTGCAGAGGGTTTAAGAAAGTCAGTTGAAGGTTCTTTGAATACAAGTCAGTATCACAAGGACACAACAGTAACAATGGAGAAGAAGGGCGGCTATTATATATACAAAGCAAGTGGAGATAAGCAGAACAATGCATTATTTGATTGTTTTATCAACACATATTCAAGTTGGTTTGATGAAATTTCATGGGATGTTGGAAACCAAACAACGAATTGTGATGCAAAATCTGTTACGCTTCATGTTGTAAAGACAAAACCATCATCACACATCATAAATGTCACAGCAGTGACACCAAATGGTAAAAGTGTTGCAAACATAACAAAAGACGGAGAAATAAATGGTGATTTCAGGAAGTCATTGGAAAAATATTTCAAGAATAATAATGTAACAACAGGTGCGGCAGCGAAGTCAATGTGCAAATCTGTTTGTTCTGTTCAAGACAAAAAGGCTGAGGAATGGTTTGGATTAGATGGCGAAAAACAAGTTTCACCATGTCAAAGTACAATGGGTGCTGGTGGCGCCTCTTATCAGGACATACCAATTGACAAACTCCCCCCAGGATTTGCTGGAACTATTAACAACCCATTAATGAAGGCTGTTTTATTCTGTGATGGGAATTACTGCACAAGAATAGAAAGTCCGACAATGAATAATAAATATTCCAGGTACCATATTACAAAAGAAGATAAATTCCATTGTTGTACATCTGGACCATCTACATGGTATAATCAAGCATGGAAAAAGTATAAAGATGTTATTGTTGAATATCTTAAAAGTAATGTAAGAAGAACAAATTATCACCCAGAAAATTGGAAGAAATTTATGGATGGAGATTCTTGGTGGTCACCATGTAGAGTTAAAACCTCAACAGTATCAGCAACCGAGTCGTATCTTCAAGAAAGGGGTTTTGAGTTGGTTTGGCAAGGGACAAAAGAGACGGCTCTACAAATGGACAAAAATAGGTCTGATTATTTTAGACCAGGTGACATAGTGACTCTTCACGCACAAGGCCCAACATCGCACGGTGAAATGTGGAATGGTAAAGACTGGAGGAGTGATTTTATACAAAATGGAATTTGGGTTTATGGTAAAAATGGCGGAAGAACTAGTGGGTGTAATGGCCAAACAGCATCAGTTGCATTATGGAGGCATCCACTTTTTCAAGAAGACCACACGTCAGAAGTTTATGCTATAATGGAAAGGCTTGGTTTAAATAATAAATAATAATTTTTATTACCATAAACATTTAAAGATTAAAATAATTTTAGTATCTTTGCATCGAATTTTAACGGTTAGGTGCAAAGATGCTTTATTTTGGTTATATAGTAAGTAGGGTTAAGTATAAGGATTTGAACGATGATATTGTTCATGTGGTTGGTGATATATCGAAGTGTGAAAAGGACATACCAAAACTGATTATTGGTTTGCAAGAAGCGAAGGAATATGCAGAGTTAAATGGTTTCAAGTTTGATATATTAACTCACACATATCCTAATGGTGATATGTGGACATTCAAGAAAACAGAGAAGAGGGAATATTACGAAGAGGATATTGAAACTTTTAAAAAGAACGTTGTAAAATATCAGGAGAAGAATGTCAAGTACCGTTACATAAACATATTCTCATTAAAATATAGCAAAGCAAAGAAGTTATATAACATCATATTTAACAATACATTAAACAGAAGAGTAAACTATTATATAATTGACAGGAATATGTTATATGTTCCATTGGATGATTTTAATGTTATTGGTATATCTTTTTCACATTTAAAGTATATTGGAATTGATAAGGAAAAGATAATAAACAAGATAAGGGAATGTGGTTTTAATAGGGTTTATTTCACAACATCAAAAAACATGTTAAAATTCAGCACATGGTTTTCAGGAAAAGAATATGTAATTGCAAGCATTTTTGAAAGAAACGCAAAAAAGTAAATTAGCATATATTTATATATTATAAAGATTTAATATACATATATTATGAATGTAACTAAGAGATTAATAAGAAGGCCAAAGGCAATTCATTTGGCTGGGTTGTTAAAACCTTCAACCACAAGCATCACTTTACCTGAGGTTAAAGAAGAGAAACCCGTTGTTAAAACTGATGAGCCTGTTGCAAAAAAAGAGGTTACAAAAGAAGTGAAGCAAAAGGTTGTAAAGAAAGAACCGGTTAAGGAAGTTAAAAAGGAAACAATAGAAAAGGAAGAAAAGAAAGTTGTCGAGCCTGAAGTGGTTAAAGTGGAAGAAGAAAAAGTAGAAGAACCAGAATCAGTTGAGGTTGACAATGAAGTTTTGCCGGAACAAAATGAAGAGGTTGTTGAAGAAAAACCAGCAAAACCAAAACGTTCAAAAAAGGCAAAAAAAGCAGAAGATAATGAAATAAAAGAGCAATAATTATGGATACGAAGCAAAAGATTGAACTTGCAAACCAAATACTTGGCTCAGCAACTAAGGATGATGTCACGATGCTTAAGGGTGACAAGAGTCTCATTGAGAGAACAATGACTGAGAAGATTATTCTTACAGAAGATAATAGAGAATTACTTAGAGATTAAAAATGAACAAGGAATACATTGTTAAGCATAATTTAATGGAAGCACATAAACAATTTATGAGGCTTTCAGAGGGTCCATTGTATCACAATCTTGACGAGGCCGGTGACGAAGACCAACAGCCACAGGGCCAAGATATGCCACAAGGAGATATGCAAGGGCAACCGATGGACCAACCACAGGGAGACCAAGGGATGGCACCACAAGGAGGTCAAGAAATTGGTCCAGACATGCAAGGTGGTGGTGATATGCCAATAGGAGACCCAGGAATGCCAGAAGGTGGTGATGCGCCAATGGATATGAACATGGGAGCACAACCACCAATGGGTGATGATGAATTGGACCCAAATGTTGACACCGATGTTTTGGATGTTGAGGATTTGACACAAGCACAGGAGAAACTGAATAAAAAGCAGAATGCTCTTGGGCACGACTTGGGTGATGTTGACAACAGAATAACAGCATTATTGACAGCAGTTGAAAAGATGCAGGGTTCATTGGACAAGAACAACAGTGACATTGAAAGTTTGAAAGCGGAACTTGAGAAGAGAGTCCCAACACAAACTGAGAAATTGAACATGCAAAGTTTGAAAATGTACCCTTACAATGTATCGCCAAACGAATATTGGGATAAGAAAGAGTTGGATGGAAGATATCAAGCAGAGGGTGATGATGAAAATAAAAAGAAATTTGAACTCACCAACGCAGATGTCGATGACTACAATTCCAGCGAGATTGAAAAATCTTTTGATGATGAACTTCATCAGACAATGAAAGACATTTTCAAGGGTTTCTAGGTAATAAAATTAAGGGAATGCGAGGAAAATGATAATTCTTCGCATTTTTTATGGTTGATTTGTTTAATGTTAGAAAGATTTTTAGTATCTTTGTAACGAAATTGATTTAATAATTTATAAAATTTAAAAAAGTATGGTTCAGAACATTGAAGTAGAAAGCGTTATGGCGCAAAAGGTTGAAAAGGAAAATTCAGCAAAAAATGTAACTAAAAAGCAAAAGTTTGGTAATTTTGAGTTTGATGAAAAACATTATTTAAACACAAGATTAGGAAAAGACGAACAGGAGAAAGAAATTGTAATCAGATTGCTTCCATTTGCAGAGGGTGTATCAACACCGTTCAGAAGAATTCACGTTCATTCTGTTAAGATGAAGAATGAAAATGGAGAAAAGAAGTGGAAGAAATTCATGTGTCCGGTAGGCATGGAAAAGGCTGACAAGTGCCCACTTTGTGAAATGTCAGAAGCAGCAAAGAAAAAGAAGTTTGAGAATAAGGATGATGAGAACATGTGGAAACGTTATTCCCAAATCGAATTTATGTTCCAACCAAAAGATTATTGGCTTGTTCGCTGTATCGACAGAGCGCACGAAGAAGATGGTGTGAAGTTCTGGAGATTCCCAGACGCAAAAAACGGTGATGGTATTTGGGATAAGATTATTTCGCTCGTTGAAACAAAGAAAAAACGTGGCGTTAACATCCTTGACATTAACGAAGGAAAGGACCTTGTAATTGTCGTCAAGAAACAAGTTGATTCCGCCGGAAAGGAGAAGATGATATATCAAATACAAGACGATGAGAAACAAAGGCCACTTGCAGAAACTGAGGAACAAATGGAGAAGTGGATTAATGATTCAATGAAGTGGGATGATGTCTACACTATCAAGGACTATGAGTATCTTAAGATTGTTGCAACTGGAGAATATCCTGTATGGAACAAGGAAGAGAACAAGTGGGTTCCAAAAACAGAATTGAATGAATCCAACTCTGAAAATGAAACTGAAGTAGATGAGAGCGAGGAAGATTACACTACATTTTCTCCAGCAAAAGAAGAGGAAGTAGAATCAACTAACACAAGTGACGACGATGATGACCTCCCATTCTAATAATTTATAAAATGTGTTTTAAATAATGGAACAAGCAAAGAAACCAGTAAAGAAAGGTGTAGGAATACACAAAAGCGGACTAGCGTCGTTTAAGGAAAAAGCGGGTTTGGTCCCAAGCCAGGATAATATAGCAATGGCAAACAATGACAAGCCAATAAGTTTTATTACAATGCCGCCGGCATTTCAGGATAGTTTAAGAATTCCTGGGTTTGCAGAGGGTTATTGTCATGTGATTTGCGGTTTTAGCGATACAGGAAAATCATTGATTATAAGTCACCTTATTGCTTCTGCCCAAGAAATGGGAAGAATACCTGTAATTTATGACACAGAGAATAACATGTCATGGAAATTGTTGCAAGATTTGGGATTTAAATGCACTCCAATCTATGGAGATGTCGAGGTTGAAGAAGTAGACCATGAAACCGGAGAAATTACAACCAGAACTGAAAACCAAATTATAGGATATGATGGAGATTTCATTTATTATAATAGCAATATCTTAGCACAAAAATATGGTGATTGGGATTATAGCACAAATAAGACCGTATCAAAGCACAGAAAGCAAGCAGTACTTGAAGACATTGCAAAGAGCATGAATGAACTTATTGATGTTCAGGATGAGATTGGACAAGGATTCTTGTTTATTTGGGATTCTATCGGAAGCATTTCGTCTTATAAGAGTTATTCCAGCAAATCAAACAACAACATGTGGGACGCTGGAGCAATAAGTCAGGCTTTCACAAACATATGGAACAACCTAATTCCATCATCAAGAAAGGTATCATCAAAATATACCAATACATTCGTTGCGGTTAATAAGGTTTGGCTCGATTCAACAACAAACCCAGTAGGGTTGCCAACAATGAGACTTAAGGGTGGAGATTCCATGAGATATGCTTCACATGGAATGTTACTCAGAGTTGGCGGTGCTTTGACAGCAGGAACAAAAAAGTTAACTGCGGTTTCAAAGGGTGCTACATATAGATATGGAACAATATCAAAGATAGCAGTTGTTAAGAATCACTTACCAAGTCCATGGTCAGTAACGTATGAGGGTGAAATCATTTGCACACCACTTGGGTTGATTAGGAAAGAAGACCTCCAAGAATACCAAAAGAATCATATTTCAGACATATTGAAGGAACTCAATAAGAATATGAAGGACGGGAATAAGGCTTCTGCAAACGACATTGACTTCATTGAAGAAGAGTCAGAAGCAAGTGAATAGTTTTATAATTGTGTTAGATTTGCCACCAGGTTAACTGGTGGCATTTTTATTTGTTTAGATATTTATTATATATAAATTGACAATATGAACAAGAAAGTTTATTACAAGAAAGACATAATGTTGAAGGAAGACCATGAGAGGAATTATGCCGCTTCAACAGATGGTGCAGATAAGACCGCATCACAAGCAGTAAGAGATACAGTGAACAAAAATCCAGATGCAACAAAGGTTACCGTACCGGCAGACGAAATAAACGGAAGCCAGGATTCAACAACAACCGTACAGGTCCCAGCAAACACAAACGGATACACAACAGCACAAAACATGGCAAGAAAATTAGGTTCAGACGCCAGCAACACAAACTTTGAATTCACTGTAAAGGAAAGTGTAACTTTTACAAAGGGTGAACTTAGTGATTTTCTTAGAAGTATTTAATTATGCGTTTTCCAGAATTCATAGCAACAGCAATAACATCAAAGAATACATCTGTTGGCGCAAATAAAGCATTTGGTGATAAAACCGTATCATTGCCAACAGAACTATTGATTAATAGATATGACCAGGTAATGTCTTCTGTTAAAGAAAAGTTCGGATATATACCAACACCAGAAGATGCTGTTAATACACTGAATAAACTTATAAATGTAACAGAAGAACTTGAAAGGCCACTTAGAAGTCAACTTGAAATGCTGTGCGAATCAACTGTCACATCAACACTCAGTGTACCACAAGAAACTGTTATGGTTGAATGTAAACTTGTCGACACAATTAAGCCAGACAATGCATTGAGAATCATGCCAGAAATTAATGAATCACCAGAATATTCATTCAAAGATGTTAATCTTGTTCAGGAAGACGAAGTAATGAAAAGGAGATTCGTTGATGCAATGGTTCAAGGAATTTCATATCTATTAATGATGGCAACATATGATAATACAGTTTTTGAACAATGGAATCCAGAATTGCCAAAATTGTATGGAGAGATTATTGCTTTAAATGATTTTCTTCTGTTTACAAAAGAAGAAAAAATAACAGATGAAGACCCAATGCTCGGTGCGCATGTTGAAACAATTATAGGAAATTCAGATGAGCAGACAATAATAGACGTTCAAGGGTTGGTTTATCCACTTTTATTACAGGAAACATATAGGGGGTTCTTTGAAATGTTTGCAGTCAATGGTTTACCAGATGAAATATCAGACGCAAATAGAATTATATCAATAGCAGACATTGTGGTCGCAGAGGCGTGGGATTTAAGAATGGGTGTACCAATTTGGCAAAAAATAGATGCATTAATACCAGATGATACTGATTATGATGTTTATCCATACTTATTCTCAGCAATTGTGATAAAACCCGTTGAAGAATTCAATAGGACAATATATGATTGCATGACACATGTTGAAGGTACGATGGATTGGATTAATGATATAATAAGTCAAGTAAGGCACGATAGGGACTATCAAGAATTCAAAAATGATATTGAAAAATTCAATCTTGAAAAATGCCTCATAACA